GCGTCCCGCTCAGCGTGATGTCCGCCGTGGTCGCTGCGACGCACGAGGCTTTCGCGTCGAGACCTTGCGCGACGGTATCGACGTAGAGCTTGTTCGCGATGTCGGTCGAAGCGCTCGGCGTTGTCGAGATCGTGCCGCCTGTTACGGTCAGACTCGCAATCGTGCCGAGCGAGGTCAGCGACGAGGCGGTTACGCCGGCCGCGAGCGTGTTGCCCGAGAGCGTGCCGGCCGGTGCCACGACCGCCGCCGTGCTAATCGAAGTGGTCAGGCCTTTGGCGTTGATCGTGATGATCGGAATCGCGGTGCTACCACCGGTTGAACCTGGCGTTGCAACGGTCGCGAGCGTGCCCGCTGCCGTGACGTTGCCTGTGCCGTCGAAGCTCGGCGAGGTGTAGGCGAGATCGCCAGTGATGGCAATCGTCCGCCCGGTCGCCAGAGCGGTCGCGGTCGCTGCGTTCCCGGTCGTGCTTCCGCTCGATCCCGTCACGCTGCCCGTGATTGGCGCAGTGACGGTTAGACCCGCGAGAGTACCAACACTTGTCAGGCTCGATGCGGTCACGCCTGACGCCAGCGTTGCGCCGGTAAGCGTGCCAGCTGCGGCTGCTACGGTGATTGCTGCCGTGCCGTCGAAGTTGACTCCGTTGATCGCTCTTGCGGTCTGCAACGCCGTGGCCGTAGCCGCGTTGCCAGTCGTGGATTGGTTAAGCGTCGGGAAAGTGCAGTTCGCAAGGTTGCCGCTTGCAGGAGTGCCGAGAACGGGTGCGGTCATTGTCGGGCTCGTCAGCGTCTTGTTCGTCAGCGTGTCCGTCGTCGCACGTCCCACGAGCGTGTCGGTTGCGTCGGGAAGAGTGACGACGCGGCCGGCTGTCGAAACGGCGTCAATCAAAGTCACCGCGCTTGCGGCGCTGGACGAACTGCGAAAGCGGATTCCCTTGCTGAAATCCGTGCCGTCGCTGATCGTGAAAAGCCCGCTGCCCTTCGGCTGCAAATGCACGCCGATGTTCGCGCTCGCGCCCTCGGCCAGAACGTGCAGCGGGTTGCCGACGCCGGTCCCGTTCTTAATCTCAATGTAATCCGTCGCGCTCGCCACGCCGGTCAATCGCACGATGTCGTTGCCGCCGCCGACGATTCCCACCGTGTCCGCTGCCGGGCGATATATGCCGGTGTTCGTGTCGCTGACAAAGAAAAGCGACGGCGCCGCTTCGGTCCCGTCCTGCAACTCGATTTGTCCCTCGTCGCCCGTGATCGTGATCGTCGTCGGCGTCTCGGTGATCGTGATATTCGCGCCGGCGACCAGAGTTTTCGGAACGTAGCTCGTGCCTTCGCTGCCGAGGATTTGCCCGCTTGTTGGAATCGGCAGAAGATCGGTCAGCGAGGTAACGCCACCGCCTCCGCCACTGTTGCCGCGTGCGGCGTTAAGCGTCCAGTTCGCCGCGCTTCGGCTCGGCCGCTCGCGATTGCCGTCGATGTTCGAGACGAACGAATCGCCGTTGATCGTCACGAGGTCCAGCCGCTGATAGGTCTCGTCGGGCGACCACTTGCCGCGCGGATTCAGTCCCTTCGGCTCGGCAAATTCTTTCCGCAGTTGATCGATCTCGCCCGCACGTGGAAAGCGCGAGAGTTCATCGGTGACGATGCTTTTGACTGCGTTCGGCAAAGCCGAAGCCGCCTCAGCAATGCGCGCCTCTGCCTTTTCGAGCAGCGTAGCGTTGTGTTCGCGCTCGGCCATTAACACCGAGTAACGCGCCGCCGTCGTGACTTCCAAAGCCTTCCCGAGTTCGTCAACCTTGGCGGTCAGCGCTGCGCTGGATTGCGCGTGCGCGTCCTGTGCGCGAGCGATCACCAGTTGCTCCAGCTCGCTGCGGATCGCCGGCTCGATCTCTTCGAGGTTGCGCTCGATCTCGGACGAAAGGTGGTCGCGGAGTTGCGGCAGAGAATCGACGAGCTTCTTCAGCTCGGCGCGTTGGATAATTGCCAACTCAACGAGATTATCGATTTCGGATTGGGTATGGATCATGGATTTATTTCCCAGCCTTCGGGTGCTTTTCTGGCAGAAGATCGTTGTCGGTCGTGTATTTCGGATTCTCCGGCCGTCCGTTTTTCAGGAGGTAGAGGAACGCGTTGACGCGGGCGAAAGCCCACTGCGACGCGGACGTGACACGCGGCGAACTCGACGTGTTGAACGCACCGAGACCGCGTTGGAAAACAGCCTTGAGTGCGCCGGGTGTCGCCCGGCCGTTGCGCGTGTTGCTGTCCTTCGCGTTGAAATCGTCGGCCTTTTTTTGCAGCGTCGCTTCCTGCTCTGCGGTGACCTCGGCGCCACGCTTGCCGCTTGCGTCGCCCTTGGCGCTGCCTTGGCCCTTCGGATTTTCCCGAGGCGTGTCCGACTTCGGAGCCTTGTCCGATGCAACGATTGCGCCGCGCTCGCCGACCTTAGCGAACAAGCCCTCGTGCTGCCTCATGCAGACCGCCGTGCGCTGTTCAGCGTCAGGAAATTCTGCGGTGCTGACCGGATCGGCCATACAGCGCACCATGAAATCGTCGTGCGTTTCCTCGGCGGTCGGCGTCGGAAGCTCGTATTGTTTTTTACTTAGCTCGATGATGCTTCGATTTTCGAGCACGCTTTGCTTCGTCTGCTCGATCGTCGTCATCTGCTTCGCCCGGTATTTCTGCACCGCGTCCAGCCAGTCTTCGGCTGCGAGTGGCGTGTTGCGCGAAAACTGATGCTGCACTTCTGCGGCCGCAACCGAAAGGTCTTTTTTCTCCGCCTGCTTGTTCAGACGCTCCACGATGGCCGTGCTCCACGAATAGCCCTCGTCTCCTCCCCAGCCCATCCACGCCTGCCAGCCTTTGCCTTGTTCGTCCCACGTCTCGCCCTGCTTGTCGATTTCGTGCCGGTCAAAAAAGGCTTTCATGCGGCGCACGGTGTCCTCGGACATCGGCCGCTTATTGATCAGGTCACGCGCCCGAGCGATGCCGACGCTCGTCATGCCGCGCTGTGACATCGGCTTTTTCTCGCGGATCTCAAGCGCCCGCCGTGCGTTGTCCGCCATCGCGTCGGTCGGAATGTAGGAGCCGTCGGCAAAGTTTATCGTCACGAGATTCGCGTCGTTCTGCACTTGCTGAACCGGCTCGATTGCGGCGGGTGCCGCCGCGACGCTTGCCGCCTGCGCCTCGGCTGCGCTTGCTCCCACCGCGTCGCCGGCTGCGGCTGCGGCTGCTGGCGTGCTCGGGAGTGAGGTCGTCGTAAGGCGAATCGCCGTTTCCGGCACGCCGTATTTCACCGCAAGCTCCTTCACAAATCCCGCTTCGATTGCGATCTGTTCGAGCCGCGAGAAAGCGTCGGTGCCTTCCTCGGCTGCGATCTCTTGAAGCGACTTTGCGCCCTGCCGGTTCTCGTTCATGTTCGCGGCGCTCTCGCGGCCGACGTCGATGCTGAGCTTAGCTGGAAAGCGCCACTCGCCTTTGGTCGCCCGGCGAAGCGCCTGCACCATCGTTTCGCCCGCGAGCAGCGGAGGCGGTGCGATCTCGCCGCGTGCAATGGCGTCGAGGATGACGGCGTCCTTGATTGGGTCGAGAACCTTGTCCACCAGCACGCCTTGCTGCCGCGTGAAGACCCGGTCGGCTGCGGCGAACTCGGCACGCACGCTTGGGCCTTTGAAGTCGCTTGTGCCAAATAACACTCCCTCGGGTATGCCGACACTGAGACTTATCTCGTGCATCAAATGCTGAACAAATCCGGTGAACGCCTGCGACGGCCTCGACGGCATGACCTCGACGCGGTCGCTGTTCTGGAAATACCTAATCATGCCAACCTCGGTCAGCTCGTTTTTCTGCTGCTGACCGCTCGGCAGCGCCAGCGTCGGATTCGGCTGGAATAGGTTGCGCGGGTTCGCGACGCCTCGGTCGTTGAAGATCAACGCCGCCTGCTGCGACGAGAAACGCACGCCAGCCTTTTCGGCTTGCAGGATTTCGTGCAACATCCGCGCTGTCTGAATCCCGCTCGCCAGATCCGACACACCTCGGTATTGATCGACACGATTCGGGTCGAAGTAGTGGCAAAACTGATTCGCCGGAATGTCCTCGGCTCCGAAGTAAACGCCGTCGCGCGTGAGTCGGAAAATGCGATAGGCGACCGGCTGGCCGAAGTCGTTCGTAATGATCCCTTGGTAGTAATTGTTCGAGGCAACGGCCGTTTCGTTCGGGTTACCGATTCGCGTTGCCGGCACGAGTTGCAGTTTCAAACCCTCGCCGCTGCGCCGGATGACGAAGCCGCAGTCACCGTCAATCGGTCGCTCTTCTGCCGCGAGCTGCACGAGCTTCTTGAAGCTGTGCCGGTTCGTGACGTCGCAGTTTTTGCACCACGCGTGGAAATAGTCTGAGACGATCTGGTTGTAGTCGCGATCTCCAGTCGCCGGTGAGTATTCGTGCGGCGTAAGGTAGAGACCAAATTTGCGCGAGACTTCACGAATCTCCGGCGCGTTGTCCACCAGATCGCGCGCTTCGTACATGAGCACGACCCGGTCGCGCTGATTCTGCGAACTCTCGGCCGGCTGCGTGTATTGCTTCGGCGAATACATGCGGTTAGTCCGCGCCGCGTTGTATTCGAAAAGCGACTTCTGCACGCGAGCTTCGAGACGCTTAAGCGCCCACGTCGGCGCGATGTTCTCAAGCGCGCGGTCGATCCAAGGTTTTTCCGTGACCAGTTTTGACGCGTCGAAGTAGTCGTTTTGCATGTTAGTTGCCGGTGAAGCTGACGAAGGTCGTATCCGTTGACGTTCCGGCCGCGTCGGTCAATGCGTCCTGCAAGTTGCCAAGCATGTTGTTGAGCGCGTTAAGATCTGCCCGGCTCACGCTTTTCCCGTTCAGGCTGTAACTTTGGTTCAGGAGCACGGCCTGAATCGCGTCAATCGTCTTGGTCTTGAGTGCCGTTAAGGTGGCGGTGTCCAGTCCGAGAAATGGGTTGTCGAGCATACCAATGACCGAAACGTCAAAAGGTCTTGCTCGAAACTATTGACGACGCTGGAATTCCCTTTGAGGGATCGTCTGAACTTAAGATTTCGGGCTCACCCGAAGAGGCGGGTATAGGAATCCCGCTCCCTCAATCCTTCGGCGCTGCGTAGCGAATCACGTTCGCGATCGTTGCCATACAGAGGAGCATCGCCGAGGTGTCCAGCCCGTGATTCGGCGCGTTGCTTTTCACCTCGCGCCCCTCCCAAACGCCGGTCCGAATCTCTACCTTGGACTCGCCCTTGAGGTGTTCGAGGTAAAGCGGGTTCACGTCCTTCGGGAGCAGCCATTTCAAATCGCCCTTGGCTTCCAGCGCGTTCGCGAGAAGGTCCTTGAAATAGTCGCCGCTCCAATCGTAATAGAACACGTCGCCGCCTCGGTAGTCGCTCACGCGTGGCTCCGAGAACGGGAAGTTGATGAGCTTGTCGCTGCCCTCGTCGCGCATCGTCCACGTCTTGCGAGCGTGTCCGCGCATCCCTCGCCAGCCAAAGTCGGCGCAATCCCGGTCAACGTCGGCCGGCCGGTAACCGCGATCCTGCGCAACGCATCCGTCCTGCACCTTGTAGCGGTGCTGCATCTGGCGGAGCTGGTCCCGCGTCTCGATGCGGCCGAAATAGAGCTGCCGGTAGGTCGGTCCGGTCGCCGAGCTGAAAGCGCCGATCTCGACCCACCAATGGTCTTGCTGTCGGTCCACGGCCATAAAGCGAATCACCTCGCCGTCAATCGCCTCGCCGTTGCTGAACTGAGCGACTGTGTAGTCGGACGCCTGCACGAATAGGTTGACCACCTTCTTCTCGACGATCCACGGCCGCGCCTCGCGCTTGGTCTTAAACTCGATCTTCATTTTGTCGTCACCTTGGCGCACGAAATGATTGTCAGCCTCGCAGAATTCTTCCACCAGAAGCCGCATCGGCCGGCTGACGAGCGACTCGACGCGGAAGCTCTGAATCTCGGCCGGCGCAGCCGGGTTCAGCGAAACGAACCGCCCGGCGCGCTTCCAGCCGGTCCGCGTCGTGTCGGTGTCCGGCGACTCGTGGCCGCAGTGTGGGCAACGGAATCGGCATGACTCGACCGCTCGCGCCACGTCCCACGTCTCGTCATCGCGCCGTGCCGCAGCATCCCAGACCACGCCGCCTCGCAGCCCGGTGTCTTCGTTCTTGTCCAAGGCGAACGCCACCGGGTGCACCTTGTGGCACGCCGGACACTCGGTGCTCCATTCCTGCTGGGTGCCCTGGCGGAAGCTCGTGTCCTCCACGTTGCCGGTCTCCAGGTCCATAATCGGCGCTTGGCTCGTGTTGTAAATCTTGGAGCGCCCTACTTCCTCAAATCGACTGACGCGGGCGACGGCGTGGCCGTAAACCTCTTGCCATTTCGGAAGCCAAATCTCGTCATTGATTTTGTAGCGGATGGACTGCGATTGCTGACTCGAAAGGTTCGCCGGGTTGAGAAGAAAGAAGAAGCCGCCGAAGTAAATCTCCGTGGTCGTCCGGTGCGGTCCGACTCGTGGAAGCATCGCCGCCACCGGCTTGCAGCTCTCGAAGATCGGGTTGAGCCGTGACTTCGCGTGCCGGTCAATCATCTCGTCGGTCTGCATCGTCCACGAGATTGGCCCGGCGTCGTTGCAAATCAGCCACGGCACCCAAATGTCAGCGACGAGTGTCCCGCCGATTTGCACGGCCTTGCGGAAGTGCACGCGGCGCACCAGCGGATTCTGGAGCGCATCGAAGATCGGAATCAGCCACGGCGAGATGCGGACGTTGAACGGTCCGGGCGTCGCGTATGACTCGGGCAAAATGATGTGCTTCCGCGCCCATTCGTAAATCGGCG